TGGCACCGGTGCGCTGGTCGTTACGACGCGCAGTGACGTCGACGGCGCAGGCGTAAGTGCCTCATCTGGCGTCGCAAATCTTAACACGCGCGAAGCTGACATCTTCGGCTCGGCGGTCTTGTCGACAAGCGGCACGGGCGAGCTTTGGCCAAACACCGGGACAGTTTCCGGTACCGGTGTTGGGCTAACGCGCGGCACGGGCGCGCTGGTCAACGTCGACCGCTTCAAGATTACGGGCGCGGGCCTCTCTGTCACGTTCGGCACAGGTGCAATCGCCGCCCGGCCTGCGAGGCTCGCTGGCTTCGCGACGCTCACGGCCTACGGCACAGGCGACCTCGAAACGCTGAGCGCGGTCGTCCAAGGCGACGACCTTGTGCACGGCTCCGCAATCATCATTGCGGGTTTTGCGGAAATTGCGGGCGAGGGCGTGGTCGAAGCGGCGGCGCTGCCACCGCAGACTCCGATGCCGGGCTCTTATCCGGGGACGACGACGTGGGCCGGGCAGACAGCGCTACCGGTGGTCGGTGGTGTGCGGCCAACGCTTCCGCCTCCTCCGTGGTGGATTAGAGCTGCATGACGACGAAGTCCAAGGCGAGGATGCGTGGCTACACCATCGTGCCGGACGCGGGACAACCGCTGCCGGTTACGGTGAAAGACCCGCTCGTCTGGCTGGTGAATCGCCTTCAGACCGACGACGACGGCGACCCTCTGATGGAGGGCATCTTCTCGAACTACAACGACGACATCGTGCTTGAGGCCGACACCAATACGCTGGTCGGCCGCTTTGACCCGGCAAGGGGACCTGCGCAGGCGCTCGTTATCGGTGACGGACTTCGCATTGAAGACGGCGTGCTGATTGGCGAAGGCGGCGGCGAGAAGGGCGATCCGGGGCCAGTAGGACCTGTCGGTCCTCCCGGTCCGGAGGGACCGGCGGGCGCGTCGTCTTCGATGTGGCTGTACAGGTTCGACAGCGCCACGCAGGCGATGGACCCCGGCGCTGGCCGGATTCGCTACAACAACTCCGACCCGACGCAGGCGACGCGGATTTACTTCGACCGCCTGACGCAGGACGGACTCGACCCGACCATCGCGTTTACGACCGCGACGTTTGAGGATGAGTTCGTCATTCAGCGGCGCGGACTGTCGGCGCAGAACATCACGTTCAGGCTGATGGCTCCTGCGATTGATCGCACCGATTGGTTTGAGGTGTGGGTTCAATACGTCGGGCATGTTGGCGCGAGCTTCAGCAACAACATGGAAATCACGGTCATCCTGCGCACGCGCGGGCAACCGGGACCGATAGGGCCGCAGGGCATTCAGGGGCCTGTCGGGCCACAGGGGCCGATTGGTTTGCGCGGGCCGACCGGCGACACCGGGCCGACCGGGCCGACCGGCATGCAGGGCGTGAAGGGAGACAAGGGCGACCAAGGCTACACGGGTGCCACGGGCGCGAAGGGCGACCAAGGCATTCAAGGCATCAAGGGCGACACCGGCAACCAAGGGCCGAAGGGCGACAAGGGCGACCAAGGTGTGATTGGTCCGCGCGGCGAGACCGGGCCGCAGGGCGAGCAAGGCATTCAGGGCGAAGTCGGACCGCCCGGAGATTTCGGCGACAACGAAGCGCCCTACGACGGCAAGACCTATGGTCGCAAGGACGGCCTGTGGTCTGAAATCGTCGGCAAGATTTACGTGCAGAGCTACCCGCCATCGGCGGCGATGCCCGGTGAATTCTGGTTCGAGGACGACTCCGGAATTCTGTGGCTGCGCATGCAGGACGTGGATTCCACGCAGTGGGTACAGGTCAACGGCGGCGGCGGTGTTGGCTCGCAGGGAATTCAGGGCGAGGTTGGCCCGGCCGGACCGCAGGGACCGCAGGGCGAAACTGGAGAGGTCGGGCCTCAAGGTGTGCAGGGGCCGATAGGCAACACCGGACCGCAGGGACCGCAGGGAATTCAGGGCGTACAGGGACCGGCTGGCGGCATCGGTGAGGCACCGACAGACGGCAAGACCTACGGTCGCAAAAGTTCGACGTGGTCGGAAGTCGTGGCGACCGCGACGGCCGCAACGACGACGTTCGCGCCAGCGGGCAACGTCGCTGCCACCAACGTGCAGACAGCGATTGCCGAGCTGGACACTGAGAAGCTCGCGCTTGCGGGCGGCACGCTGACGGGCGCGTTGATTGCGGCGGCTGATCCAACTGCCAACCTTGGGGTCGCGACCAAGCAGTACGTGGACAGCAAGGTCGTGCAGGTGACACAGGCTCAGTACAACGCCGGACCGAAGACCGCTGGTGTGCTCTACGTGGTTATCGGATGACCGAGATTGCCGAAGCCCAGAAAATCTATTTCGGCGCTGGCGTTGCCGACATGGTCTATTCGGGCGCGACGCGTGTGTGGCCATCGTTCCTGCCGACCGACTATAGCGGCTGCAAGATATGGATGGATGCCTCGAAGCTGACCGGCGCGAACGACTCGTCGGTGACCCTCTGGCCTAACCTTGCGGACGTTAGCACCTCGCTCGTTACTGATGGTTCGTATCCGACACTGCGCACCAACGCGCTCAACGGAAAAAACGTAGTACGGCAGACCGGTGGTGTGTCGCGCTACAGACACTCAGCGCCAACCGGTGTCGACAAGGACTACACGCTGTTCATCGTCGCGCGGAAGTGGTCAACGGCCAAGCCGGGGCGTGTGTTTTCTTCGGACTACGCGGCCGGGACGTCGAATAATCTTTACGGGTGGTGGGGTTCGCAGTGCGACTGCGCTCACAACTCGGGAGCTGGATGGCTTCTGCCAGCGCCGACAGTTGGCCACGACCTTGATTGGAGGCTGTACTCGGGCGATGGGTCATCGGCTCAGCTACCCTCGCGGTTGTTCACCAATGGTGTGCTGATCCGCACCGGGTCGGCGATGGGGGATGTGGGGTTTGCGAACACGCTTCTGCTCGGCGGATGGAATACCAGCGACAGGCTGGAGGAATCTGACAACGAGTATGCGGAAGTCGTCATGTACAACCGCAGGCTTGCGGATGCAGAGCGCGTTGTGGTGGAAGGCTATCTGCGCACCAAGTGGGGCACGCCGAAGTGGACGCCGTCAGAGCTTGGCGCAAATCTTCTTGGCTGGTTCGATGCCAAGGATCAGGTGGCGGTGGCGGTGAGCGGTCAGAAGGCCAGCCAGTGGCACAACAAGGCAGGCACCGCGCTGACGCTGATACAGACGAACGCGGCGTACCAGCCGACGTATTACGGCGGTCAGTTGATGTCGTTCGGTGAAGGCGTGAATTTCGTGGCCGCGAATGCGCCGACTGAATTCGACATGATCGTTGTGGCAGAGCCGGGCGTGAACACAAACTGGCGCACGCTGATGCGCGGCGGGACAACGTCGCATCATGTGATTATCGAAACCGGTACGTTCAGGGTCGGCACCTACAACGCTGGCTTCTTCCCGGCTGGCCCGTTGACGTGGGGTTACGTCACCAAGATGCTGTACGCGCGCTTCGCCAGAATAGTCGGACCGCCGAACATAAGATTGGGTACAGGGCCGGTTGAAATGTCGATGAGCGGTGGCCCTTTCTATTCCACCGGAACGACATTGGATTATCTGGACGTGCCGTTCCTTTCGTTCGGTGCCTATCAGGGGCCGCCACCGTCGCAGGGCTTTGGTGGCATCAACGAAATCATCTACGTTACATACAACACGCCGGACGCCTCGCGGCTGAAGCTGGAAGGCTACCTTCAGCAGCGGTGGGGCGCGGTGTTGCGGAACGAGCTTCCTGACGCGCACCCGTACAAGCTCACACCGCCATGAGGTTCTGATGGCCGCCTTTAACTTTCCAATTTCGCCATCGTCCGGGCAGGAATACACCTCCAACGGTGTGACCTACCGATGGAATGGCTTTGGCTGGACGATAAAGGCCTCAGTCGAGGACGCGCCTGCGGACGGCAAGACCTACGGCAGGAAGGACCTGACGTGGGCTGAGATTATCGCGGCGGTGCTCGAAGCGCCGATAGACAGCAAGTATTACGCCAGACGCAACGCCACGTGGTCCGAGATAGTTGCCGACGTGACCAAGAGTTACGTCGATACGCAGGACGCGTTGCGCGTGGCGAAGACCGGCGACACGATGAGCGGCGGACTCTCATTCGGAAGCACAGCCGTTGCCTCGCAAAATGATGTCAGCAGGCATATCGCGCTCTACGGCACAGCGTATGGTTTCTCAGTCACCAGCAGCACACTCAACGCCGTCGTGGACAGCACGGCTGTGCTGCAACTGAAGTCAGACCTGTCGAGCATCACCAGCAAGTTCAGGATTCTTGGTCAGGGCGACAAGGTGATCTGGCGCGGCGATGTCTTCAGCGTCATCACGCACCACAACAGCGACGACTTTTACCTGATGCTGACGAACGTCAACGAGCCTGATTCAGGATGGAATGGTCTTCGACCATTCAGGATCAACAGGGGTGGCGACGTTACCATGTCGCACAACGTCGCCGCTGGCGGTCAACTGACCGTTGGTGGCAAGATCATTGCCACTGGCGATATTCACGCCGCTTATGCTTGGCGTCACGGCACCTTCCGCTTTGGCGACGTGAACACCGACCGCTACGTGACATACGACGGCGCGAACGTTCACTGGAGCGTCGCCAGTGGCACGCACAACATGAACGGACCGATTAGCAGCCACGCCATAACTGCTCACGCCATAAATGTTCACGGCATCACCTGCCACGCCATCAACACGCAGGGCAACGGAGTCTCCTGCTCCACCGTCACGGCAACCGGCTTGGTGAATTGCCAAGGCGGATCGTACTGGTCAACGACCTATGGCGGCGGTTCGTCGGCGCTGGAGGTTCGCTCGGGAAGTGGCGATTGGGACGCCTACATGACGTTCCACATTCCCGGCAGCTTCGCTTGCAATTTCGGCATGAAGTACAACAACTGGAATCTCTACTACGGCGGCAACTCGTTCGGCCAAGGCAACGAGTGGATGATCTGGACAACGCGCAATCACGGATCGCCTGTCGTCAACACGCGGCTTGCGTGGCGTGGTCATCATCAGCACAACAGCGCAGCCGATTACATTGAACCTGCGGGAGGGGCCGTGGCGGTCGGGTTTCAGTATTGGGACGGGAGCCATGTACAGGTCGGCTATCGCTGGCTTCAGGTCACGTGGGACGGCGGCAACTGGGGCACGGTAGGTTATCCATGATCAAAGAGCATGGTCAGTGGGAGGCCTACAAGCCAACGTCACCGAGGCCGTTTCCTGGTCGGACACAAGAAGGTCCCATCATGCAGCAGCACGTTCTGATGTATGCGCGGCGCATCGACACGGGTGACGATTGGTACGACTACCGCAAGCAGTTCAATGGCGACACGGTGCTGATGACGATATGGCCATCGCATCTGGATGGCCCGCTCGTTGTGCAGGCGGTGACGCGCGACGTACAAATGATCTTCCCCGCCGGTGCGATGCTGATCGAACTGCAAGGCTACACCGGAGATGATCCATTCGCAGAGTTCAGCGGCACGGTCTACGAGAATGGCACCCTTACCGGGAGTAAGTACCAGCCGAAGACGCGCAATCTGCTGCAAGAACTGGATGACGTGAAGGGGCGGATTGAACGCCTCGAACAACTACTAACCGCAAGGGGACTTCTAGATGAATGAACAACAGACGCCGCAGCAGCAACTGAACCAAATGGTTGAGAAGGAGGTTCGCTTCGTCATCGGCGAACTGCATATGCAAATCATCTTCTTGCAGAAGGCGATGGAGTTGCAGCAGATGCAGCAGCAGCAGCCGCAGCCGGGGCAGCAGACGCCGCCGCCGCAGCCGTTTCGCCCGGAGCCGATTCCGCCGCAGCCCGAACAGGACAAGCCGCCGCCGCGTCAGTCGATGCCTAACGGTGGCTGGAAGGAAGCGCGCTAATGGTCGAGGTCAGCGTCAACGCAACGTGGCGAATGTCGCGCGTCGAATTCAATACGCCGTACAACGTGCCGGGACAGGTTCGCGGTTACGGCGAGGTGCTGCTTGAAGAGCCGAGCAAGCCGAGCGAAGGCGCGTCGGTGTTGCGGCAGACGGTGCAGCCATTCGGCGAAGCTGAGCCTTCCACGAAGGTCTACGGCACCATGCCGGGCGCGCAAGTGGCGCGTGCTCTGAGTGAGGTACTGACGGACACCATTGAGGTGGACGGAAAGATCACGACCTTTGCAATGGTAGTGGACAGCCTGAAGCTGTTCATGGAGAAGTGGCGCATTGAGGATGCGGACAAGCCGCCGGTAGCATTCACGCAAGTTGGGCTACCGCCGTCACCTGCGCCGACGCCGCTGACTCCGATGCCGCCTGAAGACCCTGCCAAGGACCCGCGCGCGAACGGGTAAGACTTTCTCTCCACCGTGGGGGTGGAGCTGCCTTAGATGTCTGACGTCAGGCCACCGTCAGTGACGACGTGGTTCAAGGAAAATCAGACGCTGATGATTTTCCTGATTGCGCAGGCTCTCGCGATAGCGACAGCGGGCGCGGGTATCATTGCCTATTACGTCCGGATGGAAACGCGTGTCTCGACAATGGAGACGCGCGGCGCAGCCTATACGGTCGCGCGCATGGACGACATGAGACAGCGAATCTCCATCCTCGAAGAACAAGTCAGCAAGAACGAAGAGTCCATCAAGCGCGTCGTCGACGTGATGACGCGCGAGCTGGGCAAGAGATAGGAGCGGCCGATGCCGAACTTCACGATGATGCTAGACGCCAAAGAGATGAAGATGCGCAAGCTGTCGGACGGCTATCTCGTCTGCAGGCCGCGCGTCGCGCGCACGGGCATTCAGGAATATGCCGGGCACGAGGTTGGCAAGCCTGAAATGGGCACCGTGCGCGTGTGGCGTCCCGAGGCGGAGGTGTTCGCCAAGGACTCAGTGCGTTCGCTGCCGGGCAAGCCAGTTTGCGTCGAGCATCCTCCGGTGCCGGTCACGTCAGACAACTGGAAGGACTACGCGGTCGGCGCTGTCGGCGAGGACGTGCTGCGCGAGGGCGAATTCCTGCGCGTACCTCTGATGCTGATGGACTCAAGAGCCATCGCCGAGGTGCAGAGCGGAAAGATCGAGCTGTCGGTTGGCTACACCGCGCAGCTGGAATGGGGCGACGGCGTCACCCCGGACGGCGAGAAGTACCACGCCAAGCAGACATCCATTCGTGCCAACCACGTTGCGATCACCGATACGGCGCGTGGTGGAAACAAGCTCCGTATCGGAGACAGAAAACAGGAGTTGAAGATGAAGAAGCTCACGGTAGACGGCATCGTTATCGAACTTGACGAGCGCGACGCATCAATTGTCGAGCGGGCAATCGCCAAGCTCGAAACCGAAGTCGCGAACGCCAACGCGGCAGTGGCGACGGCGAAGACACAGGCGACCAACGATAGCGCGACTGTCACGACACAGCTGCAGGCCTCGCAGGCAGAAGTCGCCACGCTCAAGCAGCAGCTGGTCGACAGCAAGGTGACCCCGCAGAAGCTGCAGGAGATGGCGCGCGCGCGTGCGGGCATCGAGGTGCGGGCGAAGGCGCTGCTCGACAGCTGCGTCTGCGACGACAAGTCCGACGAGGACATTCGTCGTCAGGTGGTCAACGCCAAGCTCGGCGACACCGCCAAGAACTGGACCGACGAAATGGTGACGGCGTCATTCAACACGCTGGCCGTCTCGGTGGTCGACAACAGCGGCAACAACAACAATCTGCGCGCCGTGGTCGACGTGATTGCGCGCGACAACTTCTCGGGCAGCGGCGACCTGACCGCGAAAGCCTATGCCGACTACGACAAGGAATTGTCGGAGCGCTGGAAGACCGCAGGCAGACGCACTGCCTGATCCGTCACCTGACGGATTATCGACCACCAACTCAATTCAACAGGAGACAAGGTTATGGCTGAAGTTAACGAACAGCAGAGGAACGAGACGCAACTGCGCTCCGACCGCACTGGCATGCTGCCGGTGCCGAAGGACGGCCAGCCTGTGGTGACGCCTTACGGCATTCCGCAGAGCACGTTCAGCGAGACGATGCGCGAGGGCCTTCCGGGCATGATCAACCGGATGGTGCTCTACAACGCCATCTCGCGAAATTGCGAGACGGCTGCGGGCATCCCGTACTGCCGTGCAGTGTCGCAAAGCACCACCGAACCGGCGAACGCCGTTATCGGCGGCACGCTCGCGGGCTTTCTCGGCATCACCATTCTTGATCCGACGCTCGTGCATTTCGCTTCGGGCATTCTGCCGGAAACCTACGCGCAGACGATGGAGATGGGCATCCTCACGCAGGGGTCAATCTACGCGCAGGCGACGGTCGCAACAGTTGCGGGCGACCCGGTGCATTTCGGTGCAGCGGACGGCGTGCTCACCAACACGGGCGGCATCGGGCCAATCCCCGGCGCGCGCTGGGCTTACAGCAAGAACGCCAACACGCTGAATTCCATCATTCTCGGCATCCAGCGTTAAGCCGCGTCATCCCGACGTAGCAGCTCCACTCTTTTACAGAACCCCGTCAGGAGGCGGCAATGCGAGACATCTACACACGTGACGCGCAGCAAAGCGCGTACAACTTCGTGGTCAATCAGACCACGGTCATCGAACGCGAGGTGGTGAAGATTCAGTACCCCGACGTTCAGTATCCCGACCTCGTCCCGGTGGACACGCAGACCGGCAACGAGTGGGTGAAGTCGATCACGTACTACTCAGCCGACATGGTGGGTCGTGCGGATTGGTTTCATCACACTGCGCTCGACGTGCCAATCGCCGAACTGACCCGCGAGAAGTTCGAACGCGGGATGGAAATGGCGGCCATCGGCTATCGCTACACCCTTGAGGAGGTAGCGCAGGCGATGAACACGCCGGGCCTCAACCTCGCGGCCGACAAGGCCACCGCATGCCGTCGTGCCTACGAAGAGTTCGTGGACCAGATTGCACTGCGTGGCTCGACCGCGAAGGGCATGCAGGGCGTCATCAACTCGTCGCTGGTGACAGCAACGCTCGCTCCGGCAGACGGTGCCGCCGGTGCAACGACGTTCGCAAGCAAGACCAACGAGCAGGTTATTCGCGACTTCAACAGCGCGCTGACCGGCATCGCGTCCGGCACGAACTGGCTCTACTACGCTGACACGGTCCTGCTTCCGCCCGGCGTTCTGGTCGGGCTTGCCGGGCGCATCATCCAATACTCTTCGATGACGCTGCTCGATTGGATCAAGCAGTACAACGTGCTGACGGTGCAGACCGGACGGCCGCTCACGCTCGCGGGCGTGCGCGGACTCGAACTCGCTGGCGGTGCGCAGAACACCTCCCGCATGGTCGCCTATCGTCGTGACCCGCAGGTTCTGAAGATGTGGATTCCCATGCGCCACAAATTCCTGCCGGTCTGGCAGCGCGGGCCGATGGTGTTCGACGTGCCGGGCATCTTCCGTGTCGGTGGCGTGGAAATCCGGATGCCTGCCGCAATGCGGTATCTCGACGGCGTCTAAATCAATTCGCCAATTCGCGGCGAGTTGTTCGGCGAATTCGGCAAATTCGGCGAATTAGCTGAACCGACTGAAATCGTTACGGAAATAATCGTTACGGAAATCGTGGCGCTAATCGCGGCGCGAAATTTCGGGCGACACGATTAACACGGTTGACATCAACAGGAGGGCCAGATGGCCAAGGTCAAGAATACCGGCAGACAGCCGCGCGGCTTCTTCAACGACGAGGGTGTGCAGGTGACTGTCATGCCCGGCGAGGAGAAGGAGTTCAACATGTCGGAGGCTGACTACAAGAAGGTCGAGGAGATGGCGCAGATGGAAGACCCGCCGATGTTCGAAATCAGCGGCGGGCATGGCGGCGTCAAGAAGCTCAGCGCCAAGGAGCAGAAGGAAGCCGACGCCAAGAAAGCAGAGGCTGACGCCAAGAAAGCCGCCGACGAGCAGAAGGCGGCAGAAAAGAAGTAAGCCGATGGCCTTGGTCTACAACGCAACACTGCCGCCGACCGTCGCCGAATTCAGGAAAGCATTTCCTGAGTTCGTCGACGTGTCGGACGACAAGATCGAGTTCGAGCTGTTCTCGGCCATGCAGTGGGTGGACACGTACTGGTCACCCATCGACGCCAAGCTCGCCGTCATGTACTCGGCGGCGCACTTCCTTGCCATGCATAACTCTGAGACCGGAGGCGCAAGCTCAGGCGGTGAGTCTGGCGGTGGCGGCACGGTCGACCCGGAAGTCGGCAAGATATTCGTGAAAACAGTTCGCTTCCGCGACCGCATGGTTTCCTACGAGCGCGTCGACGCGAAGGGCGCGACGTCGTCCGAGGGCAGCGGCGGCTCCGACGCGTCCGAATTCTGGGAGGGCACTTACTACGGCAAGCGCTACCTCTCCTTCCTGCGTCGCAACGTTCCACACATAGCGGTGATCTGAATGGAATATTCGCTCAACGTGAAGCGTCTGCGCATGAAGGCGGTGCTCGACAGTATCGACGGAGGCAACGGCAACGGCGCGATTGAATTGCGCAATGCCGATGGCCTCATTCTCGCGTCGCTGCTGTTGCAAAAGCCGTCGTTCTATCTGGTCGGCGACGACCTGCACCTGTGCGCTCCGACCACCGGCTACGTGACGGTGGCGGGCATCGCTAGCGTCGGCACCATCTCGGACGGCACCGGCACGCTGGTGATTGACGCGATGACGGTCGGCACTGACAACACCGAAGACAACATCCACGACTTTGAAATCAATCTGGACACCACGCTGCTGGAAATCGGCAAGCAGGTGACCATCGTCAACGCGACCATCGAGCATGGTTAGGCGCTCCAGCAGGGTCATCCTCCCCGACATCATGGTGCCGGTCGATGATGAAATCGACAAGGTGTGGGGTGAGCAGGTGGTGATGCGCCCGATGATGGTTCAGAACACCGGCTATCGGGAATCAGTGCCTGACCCGTCGCGCATGGTGGTGATCGCCATCGGTATCTACGACCAGACGCGCGGTGCGGTCGAACCGACCGGCGGCGGCGCTATCCATCAGCAAGCAACGTCGGATGTCTCGCTGAGCATTCGCTGGGAGCACACCGAGCAGGCGAAGCTGCAGAAGGGCGACCGGGTTTATTTCCCGGAGCGAGACGAGCTTTACGACGTGAGCTTCATTCACCCGGACCCCGGCGGACGACCGGACGTGCACCTGTTGCGGGTGCTCGAATGAGCGTCGTCCGCATGCTGACAAGGATGTGTGCTGTTGCCGCGCTGCGTGGCCAGACGTGGGCGGATGACCGCGTGTTCGATTCCGACAACACGCCACTGTCGCAGAAGCTGACCGCAGGCGGCGAGGCCAAGCCGTACATCGTCGTTTATACCGACGTGGACAACCGCAGCGCCATCGACGGCACCGACCTGTTGAACGCGGACCGCGAGTTGGCACTGGTGCTGGAGATTGGCGTCGCCTCGAAGATTGAAGGGCAGACCGGCGAGGCTGTCATCAAGACACCGCTCACCGACGAGGGCATGGAAATCGCCCTCGACATGGTTGAGAACCAAGTCATCTCGCTGCTGTTCGCCGACCCGCAGAACCCGTGGGGCGAAATTCTCAAGCATCTCGTCATGCGCGTGATCCGCATCACCGGCCAGCGCGGCGCGGCAGCTGAGCGCGACAGGCGCTGGGCGGCGCGGCAGCTGAGTATCGTTTGCGAGGTGATTTCTGACCTGCCGCCGGGCGTGCCGGTCCCTGCCGGGCATCCCATCAGGGAGTTCATCCGCGTGTCGAAGAGCAATCCCGGCATGGAGCATGCGGGCGAAATTTGCGTGGCGCTGACCAGCCAAGACATCGCGCCGAAGTGGGAGCAGGTACAGGCCGCGCTCGGTGTCCGCAGGCACGCGTTGCGCGGCATGGGGCTTGCGCCGCTGGCGTCCGATTTGCCGGTGATAGCGACACCATACGGTGACGACCTGACCGACCCGCAGGGCGAAGCGCCGATCCTGCGCGAGATTGGAGCCGACGACGTCGACATGAATGACGACCCTCTGAAGGGGTTGATCGACATGCAGACGATACGAACCAACGTGGTGAAGGTTGCTGCGAAGGATAAGCCCGACAAGGTGGAGGCGGATGGCGAAGCTCCCTAGCGGCGTCAACATCGGGATAGATACCGCCGACTTGCTGGCGTACACCGCGCGGCTTGCCAAGGCGCAGAAGCTCGTTGCGCCCTCTCTTCTCGAAGGCCTCAACGAAATGGGCGACCAGCTGGTCGCGACGATGGCGCGCGACCTCGCAAAGACAACCGGTCTTTCGCTCGAACAGGTGCGCGGGCTGATGCGGGTGACGCGCGCAAAGCCTGACGGCAAGCGCATGCACTACGAGGTGAAGGTGAACCACGGCGTGTTTGCAAACGACGCTCAGCGAAAGCTCGAAGGCAGGCGTGAGGACTCGGACTTTGGCCAGCGGCGACCGGGCACGATGGTGGTGATTGTGACGCAGAAAGACGACCTCGTCTGCATGGAGTGCGAGGCGCTTGAGGCGGCAGGGCCGATGCGGGTTGAGGTCGCCGAGCGGCACTGGCCAACCCATCCCAACTGCCGCTGCATCATCATGCCTTACGTGCCGAAGGGCAAACGCCTGCCGGTGACGATGACGACGGTGTCAGGCACCGACCCGCGCAGGCGGTCGGGCAATAAGCAGCAAGTGGACGCCGACCTGACGCTGCGACAGCTGGCGCAAGAACTCATGAGTAAGACGGTTTCGAAAATCCGCATCGAGCTGGAGTGAGGGTCTTATGGCAGAAGCAATTGATCGCATTCTCATGCAGCTCGCCGACGTTCGCCGCCGGATGGCGAACACGTTCGTTGTCGGCACTGTGCACGAAGTGGATGGCGATCAGCTGAGGATGGTTATCGGCAAGGACAGCAAGGGCAAGGAAATCCTCTCGCCTTGGCTGGACACCTCGAACCATCGCGGCGGCGCGACCGAAAGCCGGTTCTACAAGAAGGGGCAGACGCTGCAGGTGGTTGCGCCTAACGGCGACATCTCGCAGGGCTCCATCGCGCCCTATGCGCCGAACAAGCAATTCAAGCGGCCCGAGCACGCCAACAAGAACAGCGACGGCGAGGAAAGCTATCAGCTCGAAGACTATCGCCAGAAGCAGAGCAAGAACGGCGTCGATATGTGGTTGCAGGGCGGCGACCAAGGCGGCGGCAAGAAAAGCAAGGAAGGCCACACCGGTGGTGACAAGGCCAAGGTCAAGATGCGGATGAACGACAGCGGTGGAATCACTCACCGCGTCGGCAAAGACAACCGCGTAGCGGCGCACAAGCAAGGCGCGAAGATACGCAGCAAGAGCGATTGGGTGGTGGTGACGGACGGCAAAATCATTCTGTCGAAGCCACCGATCCTGTCGAAGGACCCAATTCCAAACGACGACAAGTAATCAACAGGAGAGCGAAGCATGGCCTACGTTCAGAAATACTACTTCTATGACCCGAGCGTGCGTGAGGGCGACGAGATCGGCGGCTATCGCGTGCAGAAGGACGACGACGGCCTGCATGTGAAGTCCTCGCCGACATGGGCGCAATACTACATCGACCAAGGCATGATGGGCATGAACCCGCTCAGCAAGCTCCCCGAGAAGCAGAAGAAGTTTCTCGCGCAGACTACGCGCGGGCGCTCGACCAAGCCGGATGAACTGCCGAAGCGGGTGCCGAGGTACGACAAGCTTATGCAGTCCGGCGCGCCGCGCTTCTCGCTGAAGGGGCCGGTGGAGAAGAAGCGCGCGGCCACGCGCCGGGGGGACCCGCGCAAGGACCGCACACCGCAGCCGAAGCCTGCGCAGGACCCGCCGCGTTCGATGTCGACGCCAAAGCCGGGCGCTGCGGTAACCTGACGTGGCGAGCAACTACGTCTACGACGCCAACCTTGATATTTGGCCGGACCTGAAACATGGCCGGATCATTCTCTCGCCCGTGCGCATCGGTATCGACCGGCACACGGGCAAGATGATTACGGGGTGGGACCACGTCGTTCAGTCCATGTTGCTCATCTTCTCCACCCGCTACCACGAGCGGGTGCTGCGTCGCTGGTGCGGCTCGTTCGTGCCGCACCTCATCGGCGAGAACGCGACGGTGCCGACGATTGCCCGGTTCTACTGGGCCATCGCCACCGGCATCGACCTGTGGGAGCCGGGCTACCGCATGCAGCAAGTGCGGGTCGCCAACCGCGCGAACGGCTCAAATCTCACGTCAGCCGAGGAATTGCGTACCGGTCACCTCACCACAGGAATGGACGGCGTCTACCGACCGCGCGGCCATCTCGGCGACGGCACCGCGCAGGTGAAGCGCTCCATCGGGCTGGTCTCGCGCGGTTATAATCTTTGGGAGAGCCGCGCCGGATTGGTCGCTGGCGCGCCCGCATATGGCATTGGCACAACACCGGGAGCAGTACCGAATGGCTAACGGGCAGTCACTGACTGACAGGTTGACCGAGCGGATTTCGGTTTTGCTGCCTGCGAACCTCCAGCCGATGCAGGTGCTGGAGGACATCGACGTTGAGCAAATTATCACTGACCGGATGGTGCGCTTCAAGGAATTGTGGGCACTGCACGACCCGCCAGTGGCGGCGCAGTATGACGTCGAGGAGCTTGAGTTCGATCCCATCAAGATCAACCAAGAGGCCTGCGCGTACTTCGAGCTGCTGTTGCGCGACCGCGTCAATCAGGCGGCGCGCAGTATCACGCTCGCTTACGCCATCGGCACCGACCTCGACGCCATTGCCTCGCGCTATCCGGGCGGCGTACCGCGCCTGCCGAACGAGAGTGATGACCGCTACCGTCGCCGCATCTGGCTGTCGCCGAACACGCTGTCACCGCACGGCACGGCGGAGGCATACGAGTTCTGGGCGCTCACTGCGTTGCCTGCGCTGCGCGACGTCACCGCCATCCGCTCGGTGATGCACGACTACTACCCGACCATTCTCGTCACCTGCCTGATGGACTCGGTTGCCAACCCGAAGCCGAGTGACGAGCAGCTCGTGCAGGTTCGCTTGTACATCCAGAACCTGTCGCGGCAGGGGCTCACGGACGTTGTCTCGGTCAATCCACCGAAGATTATGGAAATCGAGTACGAGGTTGCCGTGTGGCTCTACCCCGGAGCGATACATGACCAGATACTCGCGCGCGTCGACGCGAATTTGCAGGCGCTGGTGGCGGAGCAGTTCTGGCTCGGTCATGACCATTCGCTGACGGCAATTCACGCGGCCTGCCAGATGGGCGGCGTGCATCATGTCGACGTGCTGTCGCCAACGGAAACCATCACGGTGCCGTCTGATTGGGTCGTCGTGGTTACCAAGATAACCGTGACGCTGGCCGGACGCGCGGTATGAACGACATCGTCACTGAAGGCGTCATCCAGTATCCGGGCTCGAAGCTGCTTTATCGCGCTGCGACCGGTCTTGAAAAAGCGATGGCCGACGTTGACGGCGAACGGCTGATTGGCACCTACGCCGAAATCATCATCGACCAGTGGGACCCGTACAAGATCAGCTACAACAACCTGCCCTATCTCGGCTACGCGATGGGCGTGCTGTTGTGGGAAGCGGGTTGGAGCGAGAGCACGCAGCGCGAGTGGACCGCGAAGCAGTTCGAGTTCAAGTCGCTGCGCGGCACGCTCGACGGCATCAGCATGGCGCTGCACTACTCGGGCCGCGATTTCGTCGGACCGCAGAGCTACAGCATTCAACAGGCGCTGCGTCCGCCGCAGGCGTTCTTTGCGTCGCCAAGCCTGACCAAGGAGCAATACGACTTCTGGATTCACCTGATGCCGGAGTTGCGCATCACCTTTTACGAAGGGGTGGGCTGGGATGGCGTGGACGTTCTGTTCTGTGGCGACGGCGGCTGTAACTGGCATGTCGGGCTGGACGACGGCGAGGCGCTGCACGGGCGCAAGGCTTATCTGCGCATCAACGGTGTCGACCAGCCGCTGCAAATCTACAGCTTCACCAAGACCATCAACGGCGTGGCCTCCGTTGATTATGAACGCGTGGCGATACCCGGCAACGCGGGCGTGGCGTTTACTACGGAAGACTTCGTAGAGGACGAGGCCTTCGTTTGTGCCGAGCTTGTCAAGCCGCAGCTGGTAACCATCAGGCTCGACGGCTCCTACAGCCACGAGCAATCGCAGCTTCACCTCGACACAGTGCTGCCGGGCATGGACCCGATTGACGTTCGCTATCAGCGCGACAGCGACATCGGTTGGGGCAACAGCTTCTTCTTCGTCGGCGATTGGAGCGACAGCCGCAACACGATTGACACGCCACCACCGCCAGCGTGGGGCGCTGGCCAGCTGGCGTCACAGGACGCGTCGTTGGCGAGCGGCTGGACGACCTATCTTGGCTCAGGCGAGCTTCGCGCCGAGAACGCGCGCATGACCGCCTACAGCCCGCTCTACGGAGACCCCATCGTCTACTATGCAGACGCTGACTACAGCGCAGCCCGCATGCTGGCGGACCGCGTCTTCCTGCACGATCCCGGCATCGCTGCGGTGATCACCGGCGGAGTTTCGTTCGTCGGCGTCGATTACGTTTCGTGGCCTGCCTATACGGCCGACATCATGGTCGACCAGCACACCGACGACGACGTCTGGTCGTGGTTCGGCGACGAGGGTTTCGTCACCGACGACAACTACTTTGCGAGCGCGCCGGACCTTCGGGACTTCGACCGTGGCAATCGCGCCGTCGTCACCTCGCAGGCGCTGCGTGACCGCGTGCGTGTTGCCTACGACCCAACGCGACTGATCGAGCTGCGCGAGCGCGCGTGGACAGAAACCACAGTGGACCAACAGGTCTTCAACCTTCTCTAGGAGAATTTTTATGGAACGTAAGGTCAACATCCAAGACTGGCAGAAGGTTTCGGTAGAGGACTTCAACAACTTCGGCCTCTTCCCGCGTTACAGCTTTGACCACATCGTCAGCGACACGCTCATCCCCGGCATGGCCTTCACCGGCTTCACCACGGTGCAGACAGCGCCTGCGGTCGTGACGGTTGGCAACGGGCGGCTCTATCACAACGGCCACGTGTTCTATAACGACAGCGAGGGCGGCGCATCGCTTGACCTGCTCGGCGTTCTGCCGGTGGTGACGCGACGCTACGTGACGGTGGTGGTATGGGGGCAGGAGGTTGAGACCGACACCGAGCCGAGGACGTTCCTTACTGACCCGGTAACGCGGGCCACCGTCGCGCGCGTGGTGTCCACCGAGAACCGGCGCTGGGCCAACATCTCCACGGTGGTCGGTGCCGAGCAGCCTGACCCGCAGCATCCAGCTGTTGCCTCGAATACGCTCGCGGTTGCGTGGATTCTGCTCGACCCGAGCGGCATCGTTTCCATCACGATGGCCGACGAGAACCGCGCTCCGAATATCGCGGACCTTGATGCACGACTGAACGAGAACGACGCATGGCGCATGCGCACGGCGTCACGTATCGACACGCTGGCGACCGACATTGCCGCATTGGCCGCGCGTATCAACGGCACCGCTTCGATGCGGTTCGTGCTTGGTCTGGCAACCGACGTTGCGCGATTGAAGGAAAGGCAGGACGTCCCGGACAATTACACGTCATGGGGTGCGGACCACTTCCTTACCGACGACGAGAGCGACATGTCCCACCCCAACATGCTGGCCAAGGTCGAGGAAGGCGCTCGCTTTTCATTCGAGGCAGCACGCAGCGACCAGATGGGCCTGTTCGACCCGACCGACGACAAGGTCATCAATCAGGCGAACTTCGTGCTGCCTGCCTACACGCAGGTGTCGCGGCTGGAAGTTCTCGGCAACGACAGCGAGCTGTCGATTTCTCAGTATCAGCACCAGACCATTAGTTGGGAGTTGTGCACGAAGACCCGCACGCGCATTCGCTGGGGCACGCCGATGGTGGTGTGTTCGAACGGCGTGTGGTGGTACGCGCCAGCCGGACATGACTACGGCACCAATCCGGCGAACACGGAATACTTTGGCGGCGGGATGACGCCGAACACCAACCTGATTTACGACCCGCTCCGCAACATCCTGACGCGCCCGGAGTCTGGCGAGACGTTCCAGATTCTCGACGTGATGGACAACCCGAACCATACGGTGCTCAGGCTGGTGCAGTTCTGGGTCGATGAAATTATCGACTCGTACTACTGGCGGCAGATTGTCACCGTCGAAGGCCTGTCAGGCTCGGTCGTCTCGCAGACGTTCCTGAACTCGCAGGGCGGCTGGCTGACATCGGTCGACCTGTTCCTGACGCGCGTTGCCAGCACAGGCGACGTCCACGTTCTGATCGCGGAATGCAATGAGGTCGGTGCGCCGAACTTCAAGCGCGTTATCGCGCGCTCGACTGTCACGGCTGATCTGTTGCGGGTTTACCCCAACCACTCGCGCGCCAGTTTCCTGCCGACCTATCTGGCGAAGGGAGAGCGTTACGCCATCGTGGTGCAGACAGCGGGCAACCACTTCACGAGCTTGGTGCACAACAACAAGTTCGCGCAAGGATCGCTGTTCACCTCGTCGGACGGCGCATGGGCTGCGGGCGACCTGACCAAGGACATGCCGTTCCGGCTGAACTTCGCCAAGTTCAACACCAACCGCTGCGTGGTGCAGCTGCAGCCGCTCTACTTGGATTTGGGCATCGGCACCATCGACCTGAACTACGACTCGACGCGTCCGCCGGGCACGACAATCTCTTTTGAGATTCAAAAGCCGGATGGAATCTGGGTGCCGCTTGGCTACACCGCCGGGACGCATCCGGTGAACGGGCTGATCCCGATGTTTCACTTCCGCGCCATCCTTACCGGGACGACCGACGAAATGCCGGGCATTGGTGTTGCCGCCAACTCGCGGCAGTACACCGAGCGACTGCGCCAGACCATGTGCCACATCTCGAAGGCGCGAACGATGCCTGTCGCTAAGACGGTCAACACCGTTTACGTGGACTTCAAAATCGAAGGCTGGCGCGGTCCGGGGTACCACACCTTCTTGCCGCGCCTGCTGACCGGAGCTGGCTACACCACGATGCGCACGCCTTCTCTCATTGAGGAGGAGCCCAACCCGGAAGATCCAACAACGGTGTACTTCCGATGCACATGGAATCTGGCGGCGCTCGGCGGTACGGCGCTGACGGGCTACAAAATCAGGTGCGAGGGCACGACAGATAGTGCGCTCGCGCCATTCATCGTCAGCGAACGTGTTGACGTCGGCGTATTCATCTAACCGGAGAACGAAGAATGGCAACCGACCAGTATCCACACCGCAACGTCACCATGCCGATGCGAGAGGACCGCGTAGCGGCGATGCGTGCCCGGCAGAACGCGGTAATTCCGCAGGGCGGCGGAGAGTTTACGCCCGCTGATGGCAAGGGCTCGCGCCGCGAGATACGTCCGGGTCATTGGATTGATGACCGCGTCCATATCGTTGACCGCAACGCATTGCCGTCGAAGGATAGCCCGCCCGAGTGGAGAGCAGGCAGGAACGTGCCCGCGTCCTATGACCCGCTGAAGGTCTATCAGGTGGAGCTTGGCGCGACCGCGATGTTCTGCGGTCGCGCGCTTGCGCCGGGCAAGAGCTACAAGATGGTGGGCGAAGCCTGCACCGAAATCAGCGCATCCATCGTTGACGCGGTCGAGCTGGGCGACATTCCGGTTGACCCGGATGCTGCGCCAAGCGGAGCAAGGTAACGCACATGGCACTGAAACGGCTGGATGAAGAATTTGAACTGAAGGCAGGGACGCAGCTGCTTCCGTACATGAAGCGCCTGCTGCCCTCGCTTGAAGGCCGCTTTCAGGCCATCGAAAGCAAGGAGAAGACGGTTGCCGGTACGATTGAAGAAGTGCGCGCTATAGCGCTCGCGCGCATTAACGAGATCCTGATTCCGGCGACCGAAGACATCGTTGAAGTTACGACGCTTGGCTTTCTGCTCGGCCCGTCGTCAACGACGCAGACCCTCGCGCTCGGCAATATGACTTTCATCATTGACGAGGGACCGCAGCGCGCGAGCTTCACGCCATCACCTTACGTGATAGTCGAGCACACCGCCGTAGTTGATGATTACGCCATTGCGCGCGTGCTCGACTACGATCAGGAGAGCGGCGAGCTGTTGCTGAACGTCACGGCGTTTCACGGCAATCCGGGGCCGCACTCCAGTTGGGTGGTTTCCTCGACGCCGGGCATGGCGGACTCGACCAAGCTCTACCACGATGCTGTTGCTCCAATGCATGCAGAGGTCGAGGCCGACCGGGCAGAGGTGGCGATAGCTCGCGACGAAGTCATCGCCGCAGCGCAGGCGTTGGCGGCGGCTGGCCTCGACGCACAGGCATTCATCCGGCGCGATGGCACGGTGCCGTTCATCGCGCTCCAGCGCGCCGTGACACCGCCAGCGGGCCAGAACGATACGGTGCTGCCAACGACCGCGTGGTCCCGCTCGCGCATGCAGGAATACATTTCGACTTATCTGCCGCTCGGCGGCGGCAACATGGTCGGCGCGCTGAACCTGTGGCGCACGCCCGTTGGCGCGATGGAAGCTGCGACCAAGGCCTACGTTGACGGCATCATCGGCCAAGGCGGCGTGATGAACGGCAACCTGACCATCAACACCGTCAATCCGATGGCAATCCTGCGCCCAACCGGTGCGGGGCAGACTCGGTCAATTCACGGGCAGGCACCGAACACTGCCGCGCGCTGGCACATGTTCGTCGGCGATAACGCGGCAGAGAGCGGCGGCAACCTTGGCTCGGACTTCGTTCTGCATCGCTATGCAGATGGTGGCACGTATCTTGGAACGGGCCTGCACATCTCGCGTCAGACCGCAGTAGCGACGGTCTACAATAGGCTCGACATCACGACAGGCGGCGCGAACATCAACGGCAACATCGGTAACGCGGGTGACTTCTGGACCTATCGCGCCGACAACACTGGCGTCGTCTGGATGGGCAATCAGCGCAACGCGCGCATCTACTACAACGGCGGAACGTGGGACTTCAACGCGGGCGGCATCTCGTGCGGTGGCTCACCGCTCACGTCCGGTCACATCTCCTGCTACTCAATTTACACGCAGGGCCACGGCATCACGATGTGGGGCGGCACAAGCCACGGCAATTTCGACGTGAACGGCCAGTTGATGGTTCGTGGCGACATCGTCATGGAAGGCAACGCAAACTACATCCGGATGTGGGATCACACGTGGGGGAATATGTACATCCACCACAACGACGACAATCTTGGCATCCTTGGCCACGATGGCGGATGGCGGATGTACGTCAACAACGGCGGCCACATGTGGATGGCGGCCTACGGCTGGCTGCACGACTACGTCAACAATCGCGCGTGGGACATCGCTTGGTACACGGCGAACACGCGCTGGAATGACGCCAACGCCAGCTTCGTTCGCGAGGACAAGTGGTACATCGCCGGTGAAACCAACTGGTCATATGGCTGGGGCGGAATGTACGAGCCGCACTGGGGCGCGGCTATTACCGGCTACTACGTAGACTATGGCGGCTTCTATCACGGCTGGAAATTCCGCAGACATGAAGTGAACATCAACGGCGGTTGGTACACGACGAGGTATGAGGGATGAGGGTCGTTGATCACGGTGAATGGGAAATCTACGAGCCGGAAGTCGTCCCTGATTTTCTGCGCAATCAGAAAGTGATGTTCAGTCGTCGCGCGTCTGACGGAAGGGATTGGTACGAATTCCGCAAGGAGTTGACCAACCCGGTGTCAATCAAGATGACGGTCATGCGCGACACCGTGATGGCAACGACGCTCGACGCGTCGGAGGGGTTGTTTCCCGCAGGCGAGCGCCTGCTTGAGGTGTTCGACGCCGGTCATGACCACGAGTCATTCCGGCAGAAGCGATACGACAACGGCAGGTTTGTTGATCCTGACCCAATGTCGGTCCATCGCAGCGTGTTTCTGATCGCGCTGCACCGCGCCGGTCTGCTGCAACGATGGCGCGACTATGTCGACGGGCTTGACGATGTCCCGTTGCAGATTTGGCTACGCGAATTCCCCATGATCCACTGGAACGACCGGCGCATGCGTCGCGCCTTCGGTCACCTTGGCTTCAGCGATGGCACGCTGCGTCAGGTCTTTGATGCAGCCAAGAAGGAGACTAGCGATGGCTGACCAAGCGTTCTTCGAGGGGCGGCAATCGACGCCGATACCCGTTGCGCATCAGACAACGCCAGTGTCTGCGCTGTCGCTGATGGGCGCGCGGATGGAGTGCAATCCGGTCGGGCAAATCGTGGTTACGCCCGTCGTGCAGGACCAGAACATCGGCGACTACGTTCGCGAGATTCGCATCTTTTCAGCTCCGGCAGTTGGCGCAGAGCCGGAGCTTTTGTTGGCGGTGCGCCTCCACGCTATGACGGCGAAGCAACTCGAAATCGCTTCGCCTGCGCACCCAATCTGAAAATTCGAAACTTCAAACAGGAGAAGTGACCAATGGCTGACCCGATCTTCGGAATTTCACTACGCAAAGTTGACGAAGGCGCGCGTCCGGTACTGGCCGCAGACCTTTCGACCATCGGCCTCATCGGACCGGCACCACTGGCGGACGTCGCCATGTTTCCGCTCAACACGCCGGTTGTTCTCAACTCGAACGACAACAAGACGACAAAGAAGCTCGGCGAGCTGGGCTACCTGTCCGACGCCATTCGCGGCATCAACGACCAGCTTGGCGAGACGCAGTTCGCCGCGCGTGTCGTTGTTGTTCGCACGGCCGAGGGCACCGACGTTGACCCTGCGACCAAGCTCCAGCAAACCATCTCCAATATTGCTGGCGACAGCATCAACGGCACCGGCCTGTGGTCGTTTCTCAAGAGCCCATCCAAGCTCGGCTGCACGCCGCGCATCCTTCTCGCGCCGGGGTACACCAGCCAGATGGCCAACGGCGTCGGCGCAATCGAGCGCACCGCTGGCGGCAGCAACTACGTCGAGGAACACATGTACCCCGTCACATTCTCGGGCGGCGGGCCGGACGCGGTGCAGGCACAGGGCCACGCGTATGGCCTGAGCAACGGCACGCTGGGCTTGATCGAGCTTGAGCTGCCGGGCGCATGGTACGACACAGCTCCGACCATTGCGGTGCCCGATCCCGGCCATCAGGTGGCAACGGCTATTATCGCCACTGGCGGCATCGGTTATGGCGTCGGCGAACAGATGCGGCTTGAGAACGATGTCATTCTCGAAGTCGCGACCATCTCCGTCGCTGGCGGCAACGTGCTGACGGCGATCATCATCTCGCCCGGCTTCGTCATCGGCACCGAGGACCCGCCGGAGGAGCCGCAGGAAGTGCTCAATACGTCCGGTGCTGGCACGGGCGCGTCGTTCACGCTCACGTGGCAGAGCACCGGGACAAAGGCCGCCTACACAGCGGAGATTGTCGCAGGTGCAAACCCGGTGGTGGCGAACGCGACGCCGGTCTGCAATCAGCTGATGGGCATGATGATTGTGGAGTCTGCCGGGACGTCGTTCGACAACGACCTTGATTGGCGCGAGACGATGCAGAGCCATCGGCTCATTCCACTGGTCGGCGGTTGCCGGGTGATGGACCCGATTTCCTCGAACATCGTCATTCGCCCGATTGCGCCGCGAATGGCAGGCATCATGGTTCGGCGCGACCATGAGACCGGCGCGCCGTTCCACTCGTCGGCGAACCAAGCCGTGCAGGGCATCATCTCGCCTAATCGCGAAATCGGTTTCAATCTGACCGACAGCGCGAACGAAGCGCAGGAGTTGCTTGCGGCCAATATCGGCGTGCTGGTGCGTGGTGAAGTCGGTTCTGACTTTGCGCTCGCGTCCGGCGGCTTCGTGCTGGTGTCGACCGACAACGCCGGTGAAGATCCGATTTGGCAAATGTACAACGTGATGAGAGGCCGGGATTTCATCCATCTCGGACTGCTCCGCGCGCTGCGCTACTTCCTTGGCCGCTACAACATCATCGGCCACACAGTGGAAGCCATTCTCCAGACGATGCACTACTTCCTGCGCGACCTGAAGGCGGAGAATCACATCCTTGATTTCAAGGTGAACTTCCGCACTGAAGGCAACTCGCCTGAAGAAATCAGGCTTGGGCATCTGACGGTCGGCTTCAAGGCTGAGGAGCCGCCGGTCCTCAAGCACATCACCATTGAGTCCTCGCGCTATCGCGAGGCGCTGGACGAGATGGTCGCCGACTTGGCTTCGCAGCTTCAGCTGTCCACGACGTAAACCAAACAACGGCGGGCTTCGGCCCGCCCACCCATCCTTCTCAGACAAAAAAGGAAGTAACACATGGCTGCTACAGGTACGGTTTACGTGATGGAAGGCGCAAACGTGATTTGCGGCAACACTGTCGGAGCCGAAGGGGGAATGCCCGGCGTCTCCACGCACCTCGTCTTGCAGGAAGTGAAGCTGCCGACGATGGAAGAGAACTACGCCGAGCACACGCCAGCTGGCGCGCCGATTGCCATTGAGGTGCCGACGCACATCAACCGGCTGGAGGCGACGTTCAACCTTGCTGGCTGGGACCCGGACATCATGAAGTTTCTGGGCCAGAACAGCTCGGAATATCACCGCTTCACGATTTACGGCATGATTCGCGACCGGCGCACGTCCATCGCGCTGCAGGCCATCGCGCGAATTCAGGGGAGGCTTGGTCGCGTCAATCCCACGGCGTTCTCGCGCGGCAACCTGATGTCACACGAGTACAGCATTAAGAGCATCACCTCTTATTCTCTGGCCATGCAACGAGACATCGGTGAGGACCCGGAGCCGATCTACGGCTGGGACTTCTTCACGTCCGACCTCATCATCGGCGGTCAGAACATCAACGCCGACATGGTTCGCACGCTGGCGATCCCGTGACGGTCGCCGAGCTGATTGCCGCGCTCCAGCGGCATGACCAGAACAAGCGCGTCGTCGTGGCGGACCAAGACGGCGCGGGTCGCACTGCCGAAGATGTTGAGTTCGTTGACCAGCGCAACGAGCGCGGCGAGGCGGTCATCGCAATCTGGTATCACAAATGATCGTTCACGATAAAAACGGCGGACGCACAATCCAGCTGTATCTGCCGTTTGACGTCTTGGGCAGGAGGATTGAGAGCATCACCCTCTCGCCCATGAAGTTCGGCCACACGCTGCTGTGGAATGAAGGTCACTACAAGACGATGCTGGAGCTTCTGATCGACTTCGCTGGCGTCGAGGAGGCTGTCATTCGCGAGCTTCGCTATCCGGACACGGACCGGGTGCTGGAGGCGTTCATGACGCTGCTCACGCCGCAGATACGCGAAGACATCACCAACGCTGTTGTCCCGCAAAAGACGGGGCCGCAACCCCAAGAACAACCGCAAGAGCGCGCCACGACAAACGGCAGCGGTGGTTATCCGCCGCAAGGAATGCAGGGACCGGGCGACCCCTTGCCGTTCGACAACCAGCCCGGATTTGACATGAGCGAAGAGCCATAATGTCAGACACCCACGACACCACCATACGCATCAACGCGGTCGATAACACCGCCGCCGGTACGCGCAGCGCTATCCGCAACGTTGAGCAGCTGAGTCAGGCTGCTCAGGACGCTATCCGCAGAAGCGATGAGCGCATGATGGCGCGGTCTGCCCGCAACTTGGGCATGACCAGAGACCACTACAGAAACGTGCACCTCCCACAGGTGCGTGCGTTTCAGCAGGCCAACCAGCAGGTCGCGATGGGCGGCGCGATGCAGGTGGCGTGGGCCAACCGTGGCACCGCCGCTGCCACACGACAGACGGGCGCTATAGCGGGTCTGACCCGAATGTTCGGTCCTGCCGCAGCTGGCATTGGCGCGATGGCGGCCAGCTACATGTCGCTCAGCAAGGCCGTCGACATCGCGGTGCAGTCCTTTGAGCAGTTCGCGAAGTTCGATGACAGCATGCGCGTCTGGCAGAATCAGATGGGCGTCAATCAAGCCGCAATGGAAAAGCTCGGCACTTCTATTCAGAGGGTCTCGCGCGAGAGCGGCAACGCGCTGATGGATACGCAGCAGGCGTTCCAGCAATTTCAGGACAAGCTCGGTGCGTCAGCAGACGACACCATCAAGCACATGGGCGACATCGCCAAGTTCGCGTACGGCATGAACACGCCGATTGTTACGATGGGCGAAGTCACCGCCGACGCCATGCGCAACCTGAACATCCCGATGGAGCAGGGCCGGGACGTGATGCAAGCGCTCTCGTTCGGAACGAACAAGCTCAGTCTCAACATGAAGGAAATCGCGCCGTACCTGAACAAGATGACCGGGCAAATGGCGGGGTGGGGCTATGAAGGCGTAGACGGCTTGCAACGGTCGATGGCGATCATTGGCAAGATGAAGGATGTGCTCGGCAATTCTGGCGAAGCTGCGCAAGTGTTCACCAGCCTGATGGACAAGCTCGGCGGCGACCAGATGGCCAGCCTGATGGGCTGGGGCAAGGGCGGCGAACTGAAGAAGCATCTTCAGGCGTCTGTTGACCCGGTCGGCGAGTGGGTCAGGCTCATGAGCGAGAAAAGCCCAGAGCAGCAGATGCGCATCATGAACTCTCTGAGCAACAGAGAGGCCATCGCTACACGCGCGGTCGCGGCGGGCTGGTATGAAATTGGCGACAACGTCAAGCGCGCCCGAGGATACCAAGGCGGTGAGAAGGCTGCGGAGAACAGAGCCGAAGGCGTGATGCACGAGCTTGATATGCTCGGCACGCAGCTTTCAGACCTGATGACAAATTTCGGTGGGCTGCTTGCAGACCTTGGTCTGACGAGAGCGCTCGCAGCTCTCAATGAGCAACTCGATTTCATGAACCACTTGCTTGTCTTCGCGCGCAAGGGGTGGAACGCGCTTCTCCGAGGCGGCGCGATGCCGGAATTGTATACGAAGGAGGAGAAAGAGAGGCTTCGCAAGCCGGAGAACTCCATCCCGTTCTACAAGACGGCTCGCGATTTCATCAAGCGTCCCGGCGCTGTGGACGCGCCGGACCCGACTAACATCGCACCGCGAGTGCAAGAACAGCCGCGCGCGCCGCAGGAGCTTTTGCATCGGCAGAGCCTCGAAGGCGACGAGCGCGGCGGCGCACGGTTCATCAGAGCCTCAGACGGCAATGTCGGGTTCGAGCGAGACGGACAGCAGGCTTACTTCCAGCTGGCGGCGGACGACCAGAGCTACTTTGACAGAGCGAAGGGCATCTACAACGCCATCGACACCGGCAAGACGACACCGGGGCCGAGGATGCTTCGCGGCCCGGCTGGCATGGCAATAGACGCCGCCAGAGCCATGAAGAACGACTCCCAACGCGAGGGACATCCGCTGCGCAGCCAGCTGCGCGACGCGCTCGGCATCGAAGACCTCAAGGAGCCTGCGCCGTGGCAGCGTGACAGGCCCGGCGGCTCGGGCGGCGAGAACACGCTCGCAAGCCGGATGGGGCGCTACAGGGACCCGGACGACGCCATTGAGGAAGGCCAGCAGCAGTACGGCACGTCGATGGACGCCCGCTACCTGAAGGCCAGCTATCACCCGAGCGGGCGCGTAGGAAGCGACGGCGGTGGCGGTGGGGGCGGTGGAGGCGGTGGTTCGCAATTCTCGCCAGCGGGGCCGTCTGCCCGTCCGGGCACCGGTCAGGGCACCGGCTACGGACCAGCCGGTCGGCAGCTGCCGGGCACGCCCGGTGTTGGTGCAGCGCGTGGCAGGGTCGGCAAAGGCGAAGACCCGCGCGGCATGGAGCAGCACATTCGCGAGACGGCAGCAAAGTACGGCATTGACCCGGACACAGCGGTCGCAGTCGCGAAGTCGGAAGGCCTTGGCACGTTTCAGTCGTCGGTGCCGCGAACGGGCAAGGGTAGCTTCAACGGGCGCGAGGATAGCTGGGGCGCTTTCCAGATGTATATGGGCGGCGGTCTCGGTAACGACTTTCAGAGGGCGACCGGGCTCGATCCGCGCGATCCAAAGAACGAGAAAGCGACAATCGACTTTGCGCTCAAGCACGCGAGCAAACACGGCTGGGGCGCGTGGTACGGCGCACGCAACACTGGCATCGGCAACCGCGCCGGAATCCCCGGAGGCACCGCTGGCGTCGGCCCGGAGCGCGGCAGGGTGCAGAGCGCTTCGATTGACCCGAACCAGCAAACCGGTCCGGCTGCTCCGGGCGAGGGCGGTGGCGTTACTGAGGCGCAAGGACGCGTCGCCGCTGTTCGTAAGGGCGCGCTCGACCCGCAGCTGCGCGAGGCGCTCGAATATGCCGCCGAAGCATCCGGCGTCGGCGTGCGCGTTACTTCCGGCGGACAGCGCATGGAAGGGGCTCCGGGCAGGGTTGGTTCACTGCGACACAACCAAGGTAAGGCCGCAGACTTTGATGTGATCGACCCGAAGACCGGAAAGATTCTCGCGCTTGATGACCCGCGCCGAGTGAAATTCCTTGAAGAGAGCGCAGCCGCAGGCGCTGGCGGCACTGGCACGCAGTACATGGACGACCCGCGCAAGATACACGCAGGTATCACCGGCGCGGCGGGCGTCGTCGGTCAGGGGCTCGGAGCATACTCTGGACCGGCGCACGAACGCGAAGCCGTGGCGCGCGGCTTGCGTCGCATGATGACGCCTCAGCAGGTGGCGGAGGCACGCAAAAGGCAGATTGCAGCGCGCAAGGGCAAGGAGACGCCATCGACAGTGGTTGAGGCGACGCCGGAAGAAAAGAAGGTGGAGAGGGAAAAGGCTTACGAGGCCAGCCCGCTTCTCAGGGCGCGTCCGAGGACAGCGCCTGCGGAAGCGCCAGCGCCAGCGGCACCAACGGGACCGCCTGCCGCAAACCAGCGCGACGCCAGCAGAACCGGCGACGCGCTCGACACTGCAGAGCTTTACAACGAGAGGCGACAGCGCGAGGTCAACGTTCGCTTCAAGGTAGACAAGACGGATTACCAGTTCGCACGCCGGTCGATGATGGCTGACATGAACAGGGAAATGCGCAACGCCGGTAACAACAGTCACGCAGACTCGGACACGATGGCTGCGTGAGTGAAGAACCGTGGGTGGTCACCTACCGGGTTGACTACTGCGGGATAACGATAATCGCCGAGTTCTTTCGCGGCGACATGCTGGAGTGCCTGCGCATCTTCCAGCATTCAGCCAGCGGCGAAGACGACCAGCGCAGGACCCTGCACTGGCGCGCCATCACCGGACCAGCCAGCGATTGGGACGAATTCAGAGAGGAATGATGAATGGCGAACTGGGTTCTGTTTCAGTGGGGACCGGTGCAGTTTCAGGTTTACCCGCTCAGTCTCGGCGAGATGTCGCACCACACGCAGGCAGATTGGGCCAAAAAGGAGATAGCCGGGGCAGCACTCTACCGAGAATGGGTAGGCGAAGGCGACGAGACGCTGACGCTCAAGGGCAAGGTGTTTCCTCACTTCTTCGCGCGACACATGCGCCAGCGCAGCATAGGCAACCCGGTGCTCGGCCCCTCTTCACGGTTGGGCGGGGATGGGTTGCTGGAGGAAAACACCGGCGACATGATTTCCAGCGGAGGACTGTTTCACCTCGACGTCCTCGACAACATGCGCAGGCTTGGGCAGGCGCACATTCTGGTGCGGGGCGATGGCTGGCATTTTGGCTGGTTCATCATTGAGACGCTGCAACGCGCGCATTCGCACATCGCTCAGGACGGCATCGGCCAGATGATCGACTTCGAGGCGGTGTTTCAGCGCGTGCCGATTCCGAACGACCCTGCGGAGTACCAGACTCAGCTCTGGAGTTCTGGCGCAATGGGCAGCGGCGGCGGCAGCAGCGCCTAAATCAGGGGGCTCGAAATGCCAATCAGCAGTTACGACCTCGTCACCGTCATGTCGGACCGCATCACCGTCGACCAGATTATCTGGCGGCGATACCGCAACCGCGCGCGCGGCATGGTTGAGATTTTCCTCGACCATAATCCACACCTTGCCAAGGTGCACCGCTACTCTCCATTCCTTCCTGTCGGCACGCAGGTGCGGGTACCGATAGACTACGAGGTGTTGCGCGGCGCGCCGCAGACCAAGGAGGGCGTGGTGCTGTGGGGCAAGACGCCTGAAGGAGACATGACGCAAGGTACCGACGATGCCTGAGCATCAAGGCCCGCGCCGCTACGCGTATGTCAAAATCCTTGTTGCGGGCAAAGACCTCACGTCGCGGTTCTCGCCGTACCTGATTTCGGTACAGGTCATCAGCGTGATGGGCGCGCAGGATCGCTGCAACATCGAGCTGGACGACCGCAATGCCGAGCTAATCATTCCGGGCGACTCCGCGCGCATTCAGGTGGTGATGGGCTGGCACCATGAAGGGCCGCGCGTCATCAACGTCGGCGCGTCAATGGATGCGTTCAAGATGGGCAGCTACAACGAAGCCACGTGGGGCGGTCCCGGCGCGGAGGAGGTCTTTGACGGCCACCTCGCGAATTGCGAGTCCGGCTTCGGTCGGAAGGGTGGCGGTCGCAGGCTTTGGCTTGAGTGCGAAGGCGGCTCGCCCAAGGGTACAGCCAAGGAGCAGCAGAGCGACTCGGTCGGCGAGGGCAAGAAGCGGGACTCGGAAGCGGCGACGGACGAGGGCGGCGCTGCGCCCGATCTGGCCGGAGCAGCTGGAGGTAGTCTTGCAGGGAAGCTCGTCGGCGGGGCGCTCGGCGCTGTGGCCGGGGCCATTGGCGGACCGATTGGAGCGGCTGCGGGAGCGGCGCTAGGCGCAACCATTGGCTCAGGCGTGGGGGGCGGCACGCCAACGCCAAAGCCCGGATCGCCAGAGGCCATCGCAGCGGCGGCGCAGGCTGCAGCTGCGGCGGACCCGCCCATATCGCCGGAAGGTTTCGTGACATCGCAAATCGGCGACAAGAACGCACCGCCTGACGCGCCCGGCACGTTCAGCGAGGGCAAGATTTCGCTGCAAGAAGCCGCAACGAAGTTCTTTGGCAAGGCCGGTATGACCATCAAGCTCTCGCCCAAGATGATGGCGGTCAGGCGCAATTACTGGAACATCCAGAACGAAAGCGTACAGGCGTGGGGCGAGAAGATCGCGCGCGAGCTTGGCGGTCACTTCAAAATCAAAGGCAACATCGCGACCATTGTCGGCAAGAACGAGGGCGTCAACGCCGATGGCGAGAAGATGCCGAACATCGAAGCAATCTGGGGCGTCAACCTGATAGGTTGGCGCATCAAGCCATTCATCTCGCGTCCGGAGTACGGCTCGGCGGCGTCGCGCTACTTCGACCTTGACGAGGGCGTGTGGAAGCAGACCAAGGAATCCATCGAAGCGCAATTCCCGTACGGTCAAGCTTTGGCGACGGCGTTCACGCTGGCGTCGGAAGTCGATAAGAACGTTGCCGGGCAGAAGGTTGAGGGCAACGCAGAGCAAAGCAAGTGGGAGAAGGGCACCGGCTGGTGCCTGATTAACGGCGACCCGCGCGCGAAGGCTGACTCAACCATCACAATCATGGGTGCGAGGCCCGGCATCAATGGCACCTATACGGCTGAAGAGGTCGAGCACAACTATCAGCGCGGCGTTGGCTACACCACGCGCATCGTTGTGAAAGCGCCGAACCCAACTGGTGCAGGCGGCGGCTTTGGAAATGATCCGGGCAGGCCTCAGCCACGGTCCCTGTCGAACCCTGCGCCTCTACCAGACGCAGAGGCTCCGGATGGCGTAGCCGAGTTTCTCAAGGGCCTTGCCATCGGTACGGAGGAGGGGCGCATTGAGGGGCGGTTCAAGGCTGGCTTCATCTCGCGCGCGGAAGCGGACAAGCTGATTGCCCAAATCAGACGGCGCAGGTTGTCTGCTGAAGAGCAGGCGCGCATCAAGCGCTATGACGAAGAGCGGCGACAGGGCTACGCCCAGTAGGAGCACACCATGCCGAACGAAGCTCTCGCATTATCGCCAGCCGGGGCGAACCTGATCAAGCACTTCGAAAGCTGCATGAAGAATTGCGGGCCGGACCGCTACACCTCGTACAAGTGCCCGGCTGGCGTTCTAACGATTGGATGGGGCACGACCAACAAGGCGAAGTTCAAGGCCGGTGATGTCTGGTCGATGGCGCAATGTAACGCAGCCTTCGTTGACGACATGCGCGTTTACGAAAGCGAAGTGAAGCGGCTGGTCAAGGTTGCGCTGACGCAGTGGCAGTACGATGCGCTGGTGTCGTTCTGCTACAACTGCGGCGCGGGCAACCTTGCCAAGTCGACGCTGCTCAAGAAGGTCAACGCAAAGAACTTCGAGGGCGCTGCGCTGGAATTCCAGAAATGGAATAAGGGCGGCGGCAAAGTTCTCACCGGGCTGGTGCGCAGGCGCGCGAGCGAGGCATTGCTATTTCAGAACATCGCCGACCGCAACTACGACGGCAAGCCGGACAAGGTCATCCGGGTGCTTGGCGACCCGATGCCGCAACAGGTGGACGACCCGTCAAACGGTCACTGAAGGAGAGAATCATGATTACATCGCTGGTCTATCTGGTCGTCTACATCATCGTCTTGGCGCTGATCGTTGGCTTGCTGCACTACCTGATCGACGCGATTCCGATTCAAGAACCTTTCAACCGCTGGGCCAAGCTCGCGCTGCTGGTCGTCAGCGTGCTGATTATCATCTTCATGCTGCTGGATTTCGTCGGCGTGGTTAACGGAGGATCGCCCCGCTTGGGAAAGTAGAATCACAGGTAGACCCACTGCCGCCTATGCCACCTCCACCACCACAAATTTGCCGAGGCTGTTAGCTATGAGGGTGTTAGCTATGAAAATCATGATCACGCGAGATGGCGAGACGCTCTTCACCTTCGACACCGAGACGGGCGACGCTGTCGGCCCGGAAGACGATATGGACGTGCCGGAGGTGGTCGCGGCGCTGGATGAAGCGATAGACTTTCTGGCCCCCGAAAGCACGAGTAAGAATGGATGACGCGTTTCTCTGGGGCGTGCTCGGCGGCGCGGTGTTGGGTGTATCCATTGTCGTGCTGCTGATTGTCATGCTCGACAGGAGGTAACGAATGGGGAGTTCGTAATCTATCACCCGATGGTCTGGCTTTCGATGATTGCCGCGCTCGTCCTTGGCTACGTCATTCACTGGGTGCTGGATGAATTCGGTTTCTTCGACAAATAAAAAGGGGACAGCTTTTTCAAGCTGTCCCCTTCGAAGTAACTGGCAGGGGGCTAACTGGGCAAAGGGGTAGGCCTGCCTTGGCGTTTCTTCTGTTTAGGTAAGCCGCACGAGCGGCTGATCGTTCCTGCGACGGTTACGCCGCAGTGCAATCCCGCCGACGCCCAAGAAGCCAGCGATCATCATTACCCAAGTCGAGGCTTCCGGCACGCCGTTCACCTGCGGCTCCGCAACGAGGAAGAACGATTCCGCGCCATCGTTCGCGCCTGACCAGCGCGCGAAGAAGATAACCGTATCGCCAAGAGAGATGTCGCCACGGTCGATGTTGAAACCGCTCAACAGGTAGTCGGGATAGCCCGTGCCGTTGTTGGGTGCGGGCAGCAGCGTCGGCGTGGTGTAGGAAGCCAGCACCGTGCGGTCGGTCAGATTCAGGAAGTAGAACGCCTCCAGCGTCTGCGCCGTGTTGGCCTCATTCACGTCAATGCCGACGCTGAAGGTGGTGCCTGAAGCCTGCGCCAACAGGTAAGCGCGCAGGACCGAGCCGTCACCAACCGTGTAGCCAGTGCCCAAGGTATCTTGAGCGAGGCTGCCGCCGACAGTTGCCGTCGAGAACATATTGTAGATGCTGACGTTACCCGTCGCGTCGAAGTTATTGTACCCAAATCCGGTCGGCTGGGCAGGTTGGTTCGTGCCACAGATCAGACATGGATTGTTGGTGGGCTGATTACCGCCCGGCACGACTGCATTAAGCGTCAGCGTGCTGGTCGAGCCAGTGACATCGAACGTGTCGATAACAAGAGCGGACGCAGGTGAAGCCACCAGCGCCGCAGCAAACGCAAGTGGAGCGAACAACTTTCTAAACATAAGAGAACTCCTGATCAGGGGATTGGTGCGGATTGCACCGGGCAACCGGCTGAACCGGCTGGCCGCTGTAATCCTCACTTCCTGCCACACTTTCCCTCTCTCCGTCCGTCCTGTAGCCGTCACAGGCTTAAGATTCCGGCCCGCTGGTGGTTTCTCCGCCACCCCCCCAATACCTCCCCACCGTCTTTGGTCCGACCAGCAGGCTGGGCGGCATTGGGAAGGGCAGGGTTGGGTGCCTCCAAAGATGAAGGCAGTATGGGTGGCAATTGACGTACTCGGACTCGGGCGGGTGATACTGGACGACCATTTCGTGCGGCTCCCAGAAAAGATTTTTTATCCAGCACATCTCAGGCCAGTTCGGGCAGCGGCTGTTGCCAGCAACCGAGACGTGCTCCCAACCTTGGCCTTCCGGCGACGGGTTCGTCCCGGACGACACCACGAACAGGTCGTACCCCTTGGGCGAAATCAGCCTGAACGCGCCCATCAGTCCGTAGGACTCGTCACTGCGCATGTGGCCGGTCGTGACGCGCGCATCCTCCAGCTGAAGCTCGACGCGCTTTCTCATTGATTCTTCACCGGGTCGTAGACATCAAGCAGCATGTCGAGGTTATGGTCGGCAACGCTGCATTCCTTAATCAGGTACTGCCTGCACTCCTCGCGCGTCATCTGACCGTCGCGCAGCAGGTGGCAGGCGGCGTTAATCTGCGCGTTGAACTTCGCCATGTTCTCATCAATGTCGAGCGGCGGCTCGTCCTCGTCCTTGTCCTCTTCGAAGTGACGAACCTGCTCCTTCATCAGCCGAACGACGTCATCGCGGTCCGCGCCGTTCGAAATGTAATTGCAGCGCCCGCTCTGGTCGCCGAACGGAAACACCAGCAACACGAATCCTGTCTTGCGCTTGATCTTGTTCTCCATTGCGTCTTCGCCGTTCAGCACCTTGTCGAGCGCGAACGCAATGGTGTTCATCACCTCGTGGTGCTGCTCTTCAATCGGCATGTCGCCCAGTGTTTTCTTTTTCATCTAACCTCCTTCTCATCCGATTCGAGACCGGTCGGCGCTACCGGCACCGGTACGCGCACGACGTGAATCACATTGCTTACCCGGTCGAGCGTTGGCTTGAACCACTTGTCCTTGTGCGTCGCGTAACCGAACAGATACTGGCGCACTTCATCCGCCGGAAATTCACGGTTGCAGGGAATGGACCCGGCCTCGCCCATCTTCAGGGCTCGCACTCGCTGGTGAACGTGCTGGTACAGCGCCTCCAGATGTTTTTTCTCCTCGCTCATCGCCTGCACCTCCACCGATACTGGCCCACCATGACCTTGCGCATGCCGTGCCGCGAACAGACATCGCCGCCGCGCGAGCGCGTGCGCCTTGCAGGCCTCACCTCCCCCTCCTCTTCCTCAACCCGCAACGCCGCCACCTTCGCCGGAGGCTCCGGCACCACGCGCTCGGTCTTCACCGGTCGCGGGTCGAACGACGCCTGCGTTACGCCAACCGGCTTGCCCATGTCGATCACGCGCGCGGGCGTTTCCATGTCGCTCTTCGGCGTCGTCGTCACGAATATCGCCGTGTCCGCCATCGCGTTGTCGAACCGCGACGGCTCGCGCGGCGGCTGCACCGACTGACCGCGCGGGATCGCGTACACCGCCAGCAACGCTGTCAGCGCGGTGATGCTAGTGACCACGCGAAACGGCGTCAGCAGTGGCCGCAGGCGCGGCGCTCGCGTCGGACGCTCCACCCAATTCAGGCGGAGGCTCTTCGGGTCCATCGCAAGCAGCGTGCTCATGCAGGCTTGCCCTTGAAGCTGTCGATCAGCTTGCGCAGGTTCGCCGACGACGTGCTCGCGTGCTCAATTTCCGCCTGCGCATGATGGCCCTTGTCGCGGTAGATCGCCGCTGCCTCTTCGATCATCTTCAGGTCGCGGTCGGCTATGACAAGCTGCTCTTCGAGCCCCTTAATTCGCGTATTCACCTCATCCGATAGGCTTTCGATGGCCTTTGCCGTGGCCTCATACTGGGTCTTAATGGCCTCACCCGACATGCGGCCAAGCTCCTCCAGCGGCATCGCTTTTGGCAAATGTTGGTGCACACGGTCCAGCGCGCGCTCCACCTCGTTCTCAATCGACAGAACAGTGCGGCGGGTCGGCAGGGGTGTCGGTGTGGTGCTCATGTCTTGTTCCTTTTCTGATAGCGCTGGTAGTATGTCATCGCCAACGCAAACGGGTCTTTCACGCCTCGCGATTCCCACCATTCGATTTCGTTGCCACGGTCGTGTTGAGTCATGTGGCATTTATGATTTAACGGTAGCGCCCACTTATCATCCGGGCGCGTTGCCATTCCCGTCATCTCCTTCCCGTGCTCAAGTGACGCCGCTCGAATATGAGCGGCGTCAGATGGCGGTGGCCTGCGGCAGCAGGCGCAGGGATGTTGCCGCAGCCACTTAAGGTAACCTTCGTCCTTAACTCGCGGCGTCCGCTGTCTCAGCGTCACCGTTTTTTGCCGCCTTGCGGGCCACTCGTGATGCGGTCTGGCGGGAAGATTTTGCTTTGCTCTTTCGCTGGCGCGGCTTCGTCTCCGGCAGCATCTCCGCGAACTTCGCCAGCTGCGCTGACAGCGTCAGTGCCTGCGCCTTCGTTTCGATTGTCATCTCCGACAGCTGCACTGTCGCCTTGCCCTCCGGCGTCAGCGTCAGGTTTATCGCTCCCGTCTCGCTCATCCTTCACATCCTTCGTCTCGGCTTCGCCGGTATTGGCATCGCCCTCAATGATGGTGCGCGTCGCCGCCTCGCGATTGACGTGCGCGGCGTCGAACCCGCGACCCTTTGCGTCCGCCAGCTTGGCAGCGCGCAATCTTGCAGCAAGTCCCTCGACCTGCGGAATCGTTACGTCTCGCGGCTCGTCCGGCGGAAGCTCGTCCGGCGTGTACACGCCGAGCAGAACCTCCGACGCGTACAGGCGGCACCACTGTCGCACGGTGGAATAAGCCAGCTGCACCTCCGGGTTCGTGTCCCACAGCGGCGAACCTTTGATGTTGCCGTACTCGTTGCGACCACGGGCGTCGCGCAACTTGGCCAGCGTCTCGCTGGTGTACTCGTGCGGCTTGTCCTCCCCCTTGAACGTCCCCCACACCTTGCAACGACGCTCGTCGCCCTCTCCGAGAATCTCATGCCGCAGCCGCGTCTTCAGCGGAGCGCGCGCGGTGATCACCGCATGCACCAGCTGCGCCTCGAACGCGATGCGCTCT